TAGCAACTTCTGCATCTGTTGCAAAAGAAGAATCAATTGTTGTTGAAATTTGTACATTTTGTGAACCATCAAATGATACAGAGCCTGTAACATTTCCAGTTAGTTGAATTGTACGAGCAGTCTCAAGTGTTGTTGCTGTATCTGCATTACCATCTACGTTACCAACGAGATTTGCTGTTACTGTACCAGCAGCAAAGTTGCCATTAGCATCACGCTTTACAACCTTATCTGCTTCGTTTGCTGAGGTGGCTGTACCACCAATTAAATTGACGACATAATTTTGATCGTCTTGCTTTTTTGTAAGAATGTCATAGCCATTAACTGTAGCAGTTGTACCTTCAACGACGAGACCACTCTTAATCTTAAAGTCTTTATTTACTGTTGCCATTTTTTATATCTCCTTTTATTTATGCCTTAAGTCCCATACGTGCAAAACGCACAGTGACTGGCTTGATCGCAGGATCTGGAGTGACTGTCAAAGCCACGGTATTTCCAGTGCGAGAGACATTAACGGTGCCAATATTCCCATCATTGTCGATTGTTCCATATTCGCTGACTGATACATTTGTACCGTCAACGAGAATTGTCATTTCAGTTGCGTAGAACTTATTGTCCCCTGCTGTAGTCTTTGATATTGAAATAATATACTTGACCATACGCCAAACTGTAGCATCAAAGTTATCAATTACAGTTACGTTCTCAATACCAGTGATTGTATTTTCATTATTTCCCGCTGATCCTAAGTCTGTTGACTGAGATGATAGGGTGTCGATTAAATCTTCATAGTTTTCTTGAGTAGGTCTATCTCCTGTTTGAAATAGGCTTTTAACTCCTGGAATTGATATCTTTGCCATACTGAGATTATAGCATGTATTTTAATAATATAGTTAAAGAATATAGTTACTATACCCAATAACCTGCAAAGGAATTGCTGGGGTATTTCCCAAACCAATAGCCTGTATTTGAAGTGCTGTAAACTTAACTCTAAATGGCAAGATCTCTTTAATTACTGATTGGCGAGTAAAGTCTTGTATTTGTATTTCTGGATAATCAATAGGAAATATTTTTTCTGTCTTATTTTTTAAATTATCAAGGATTACTGCTGTTGCCATTAATCTGTTACATCTTCAAGGATCTTCATACTACCCTGGCAAACTGTCCATACTCTTGTTGGGTCTGATACTTGAATATCAAAGATGTCTCCTGTTTGAAGTTGTGCTGACTCTTCTGCCGTAAGCCAAACTGTGAACTCTCCAACTAAATCATCTTCATCTGCCCTTGGAGTTATACTCATAACAAGCACAGCATCATCAGTAATAATTCCTGGCTTTGTGTTTGGTCTTTTAATTTTCATTGCAATATCCCACTCAGATCCCTCGCCTTTTAGAACAAGTGGTTGTTTAGCATCATCTGTTACATAAACCTTAAAACCAGAAGTGTCTCCACGAACTACAGTCCAAATAACTGTTGGTGGTTTGTTGCCGATATCGTATGATGTTTGAGATCCTCTTTGAATAGCCATAATGTTATTATATCACGACAAACCGTCTTTGAGTGCTCCCCATGTACCATTGCCTTTTGTTTGAACAACTATCATTCCACCATTTGGCTTTGTTGCTTTAATTGCAAGCACCCCTACATATCTTGCTGGACCAGTTGCTGGACGACCTGCGACTAAATTTCCAAGATTATCTACATAAATTTTTGTTCCAGCGGCAACATCACCAAAAAATGTTGTATTCATTTGTATAATTCCAGAAACTACCGCAATACCGTCACCGCCAGTAGCACTTGAAGGCAGCATATCTGATTGCAATAAACCAAGTATAGGAAAATCTGGATTGTGATCAGGACTTGATGGATTATATTTTTGTACAAGAGGTTTTAATTTTCCATCATGAGAAGTGCTTCCAGAAATAAACACTGGTGTTCCTGCAGGTAACGAAACAGAAGAACTTGCATTTCTTACAGGAGAAGAAACGCTTGTCATTCCTAATGGTGGCAAAATATCATTTAAAGCATCAACTAATACTTTAAAGTCTCCGTGTACGTTAACTGGATCAGACGCAATAGGATACTTCATACTAGGATAATTAGATGACTGACTAGGCATAATCTTTATTATACCACCCTATAAAGTTGACTTTTACATAAATTTTGTGTTATACTTGTTAGTAACACCTACCAAGGTGTTATTGTTTTCTAAGGAGGAAACTATGATTAAATTTATCGAAAGAAACAAAGAGATCATTAGCACACTCAGTATCGTGGCATTAGTTAGCGTTTTTACAAATACTGCTAATGCTTCTATAGATCTTGATACTAAAAACAATCTTAGCCTGGAACAGGCTCAGACTGAAAAGACTACCTCGAAAGAGGTTTTTTTGGTTTCTAAGGCAAAAAAATTGGAGAGTTTTGAAAATAAAACTTCTCTTACAGACTTAGAACTAAAGGAACTGCTTTCTCTGGTTGGCTTCAAGGGTAGAGACCTTGTTGTTGCCTGGGCAGTAGCAAAAAAGGAGTCTAATGGTAGACCGCTGGCATTCAATGGCAACCATAAGACTGGAGACTCATCCTATGGGATGTTTCAAATAAATATGATAGACGATCTTGGTCCTGATCGTAGAACCAAGTTTGATCTTGACTCAAATGCTGAGTTATTCAATCCCGTCAAGAATGCGGAGATCGCATACTATATGACAAATGGCGGTGAAGACTGGTCTTCTTGGAAGGGTATTACCCCAAAGACTAGATACTGGATGACCAAATTTCCTAAATAAATAATTCTATATTATTTTATCTACCCATGTCCTTGGGGTTTTGTTTGTTACAAACTCCAAGGGCAGGTGGTATGAAAACTCTTTGGGGCCTTCTGATTTAATCCAACTACAAAGATCTTCAAGGCAGGAATCTAATGTCTGCGTTGTTTTATACCCTAATATTTCTCTAGCAAGGTTTGCTGAGCAGTTTGCATTCAATACTTCTTGGGGTCTTCCAGGCATATATATTGGATCTAATTTAAAATTAAGTATTTTAGCAATTTTGACAGCAAGTTGATTAATTGATATAAACTCTTCGTCTGGTCCAATATTTATTACTCTGCCGTTGGCTATATCATTTTCACAAGCAACAATTAATGGATTTATAACATCTTGTATAGACGAAAAGCACCTCATCTGAGAACCATCTCCATAAATAATTGGCTGCTTTCCAGATAACATTCTGTTAATCATGATAGAGGCCACATTTCTGAATGGATCATCATATTTTTGGCGAGGACCAACAATATTATGTGGTACTAAAATTACATATTTCATATCATGGGTATCACATAAATTTTTAATTAAAAGTTCTGTTGTATATTTTGCAATTCCATAAGGATCTTGTGGCTTTGGAACCATATCTTCTGTAAAAGGAACTATATCTTGTGCTCCATATCTGGCCATAGAAGACATGTGAACAAACTTTTTAACATTATGCTTAATTGATGCACTTAAAGCAACAGTAGTTATATGTGAAGTATTTCTAGTTACTAAAGATGGACTAAATACTGACAAGCCTTCGTATGCTGTACATGCTGTATTAACAACAAGATCAACACCGTTAAAGTGCTCTTGAACTAAATCAAAATCACCAAGATCTTTTTGATAAAACTCAACTAAACCTGGAACGTTTTTACGATATCCGCCTACTAAATTATCAATTCCAACAACTTGGTGTCCACGATTAATGAACGCATCTGCAAGATGGCTGCCCATAAATCCAGCAACACCAGTTATTAGAACTTTCACATATATTCCTTTGGAAGAAACTTTGAGGTATTACCAGTATAATAATGATGAATAACCAATTTGTCTGTATTCTTTTCTTCTGGCTCTGTATGAAGCATAACCTCATTTTCATCAAAATACTTTACTGGACTATTTATATTTTGGAAATAATCCCAAACTGCATACTGAGTAGAAACCCAGCCTAAGTCTGAGTACTCTTTTTCTGTAAGTTTATCCTTATGTTTTGACAATATATGATTTACATAAAACTTCATATGCTTAAGTATGCCTTGGTTAGCAAGACTCTTATTTAATATAAATTGACCATCATTCATCCCTGGCCAAACCTCAACCTTTTTCATAAGATCAATACTGTTATCTGGTCTTGCCCAAACACAACTAGTTCCATCATACTTTTCAAACAAAATTTCTGGATCTGCATGAAACACTGTATCCGTGTCCATATAAAGTATGCTATCCAGATTATTTGTGTGTATTGAATTTATTGCATTTTCCCATCTATGTTTCAAAAACTCTAAATAACCAAAATTAACCCAATCATCTGGCCAACCTCCATCATTATCAACATCAAACTTAACAATGCTAGTGTTGTCATCAAATACTATATTGGAAGTATCAATACTTGATGGAGATATGTGCACATACACTGGAATATTTGTATTAAATTTTCTTAATGTATCAATTGAATATCTTAATTGTTTATAACAAAGAAGATCTTCAACCTTTCCTGATCTTACATGAAAAGAATATACTATTGCATTTTTCATTTTTTACTTTTCTCCCATTGTTCTTCTGTTATTTCTCCTCTAACTACACGCAAATATTCTGGTCCTTTAGTAAAATACCAGTGGTCTGGCTCTGCAAAATGAAAGAATATCATAGCAACATAATTATTTTCTGGATTTGGAAACTTTTCTCTCCAATGTAATTGGTCATTTCCGTAATAAGCAAGTGCTTGATTTGGGTGTAAAGTATAATTTCTATTATCTACCCACAAATCCCACGGCTCATTTTGATAAACACACATGTCTATTGTATATGTACAAGCATTATCATCTTTATGTTTATATAAACTTGCCTCTTCTCCTTCATAGTGTGCAAACAGTGCATATGTCGGTAGCAGAGTTTTGCTATTAAATGTTTTTCTTGCATCAATAGTCAAATCATTTAATATTTTTTTAAGTATTAAAAGTTGGTTATCTGAAACATAATACCTTCCAAATCCAGAAGCATACTCAAATCTTTTTGGATTTTTTACAGACAATAATAGAGTTTGATAGTCTTGTTCATTTAATATGTTTTTTAAAATTTTAGGTTTTTTCATTTTATCCAACTTGCTACAGCATATCTTGTTCCATCAGTAACTTCTGAAACTGAATGATTGTATACATATGTTGATGGAAAAATTATCATTTCATTTGCTTTAGGTTTGTATGATATTTCAAATCTTGGAAAGTTTATTTCTCCTCCAACATAGTTATCGTTTAAGTAGTAAACACTAGAAAGTCTTCTATGATATTGTGGATGATCATCTATGTGGTTTGTAAAATATTGACCTTTGCCATATTTTAAAATTTGATAATTATCGTGATCAGAAAAATAAACTCCATAACTAGCCATATATTCTTTTTCTGCAACGACTAAAGTAGTATAAAATAGGTTAGCAATATTTTTATGAAACGCATCTATAAGTGTTGAATACTCTTCGTCTATACCATTAATAAACGGAATAGATATAGAACTTGTATTTCTTACTTTTGTATCTACCCCGCCAATAACTGTTGCAGAAAACCACTCAATGCCAGAAGACGTAATCCCTTCTTCTATATCATTTACCAAATTCTCATGTCCATCAATTAGGTCAGAATAAACAACTATACCTGGAGCAATTTCTTTTTTTATCATTTACCATTTTCCTATCGGACAAAAAGCCTTTTCAAGTTTTGTTTTTGCTTTCATAAAACAACCACACTTTTTACATTGTGTTGTTAGTTTTATTAACTCTGGACAACTTTTGCAAAGACTATATCTTTCGGCTGCTTTTTCTTCACTTGCCCATTCAGTATTTGGATTAACAAGATCCCAGGGACGGACCTGTCGCTGTTGATTGTCTTGTTTACTTTTATATTCTTCCCACTTATTCATTCGTATTGTCCTGGTAGTTTAAATGTATCATCTAAAAACTTCCATCCCACAGAGACAAGCCTAGCGTATTCATGACCATCGTCAATATCAAGAACTTTTGCATTTGAAAGCAAAATTGAATATATCATCTCATCACATACAAGGATATCAACAACTTCATTATTTTTAATAATATTTAATGTATATAAATTATTTGTTTCGTCAACACTGTTTTCAGTAAAACTATCTGCAGAACAAAGAATTGAACCTACAGAAAAATCAACAGTATCAGTATGAACAACTTCATCATTTATTACATACGCTATAGCCATTGGCTTAATATTATTTTCTGTTTTATTTTGTTTATCTTCTGCCGTGGCCCATCTAATGTCTTGATAATTAATCATAAATATCTCCTTATTTCTCTAACAATATTCTATCACAAAAAGACTTTACTGTCAACACTAGCACGAGGATAGGCTTCCAAGTGGATCACATGCTCCTGGATACATACAGTATGGAGCAGGAAGGTTGGCGTAGTCAGACTGGCTACATGTACGATTTGAACTTGCTACTGGTGTAGGTGCAACTGGTGTTGGAGCATAGTCTCCCTGGCAAATATTTGGACATGATCCTGGTGTAATACACCATGTTCCATTGCCATAGGTTCCACATGAACTACCATAACTTACGCAAGTATTGCAATCAACTGTTGGTGTTGGAGCGGTTGGAGTAGTTGGTGTTGGAGAACAGTTTGTAGACTGGCAAGCAGGGAAGTCCCCAGTTGTGTATATACATTGACGTGAGTAGCCAGTACCAGAACCAGAATTATCATATCCTGGAGTTGTATATCCACAGTTTCCTGTTCCACCGCACTGATAACTTTCAGTACACTTCCACTGTGCAGTTACTGCAGTTGGTGTTGGAGCAGTTGGTGTTGGTGTTGTAGGAACACAACCATTAGTTTGATCTATATTTGGACAAGCACCTGGAGTTACACATGTTCTATAATATTCATATCCAGAAGGACAACTTGAATTTACTCTTTGTGCATATGATCCATCAGAATTTGGAGAATAACTATTACATGTGTTGCAGTCAACTGTTGGAGTTGGGGCAGTTGGAGTTGGGGCAGTTGGAGTTGGGGTAGATCCACACAAAGACTGAGCATTAGATAATGCAGTTGTATAATCTGTGCTTACTCCTGATTCAGTACATCCTGTTGCACTTCGATATTCTGCTCTAGCAGTATTGCCATTTGGACCATCAATTACTTCTGGGCTACCATTACAGCATCCATAAGCATAATAGAATGTTTGAGTTGGTGTTGGAGTTGTTGGAGTTGGTGCTGGGACTGGTGTTGTAGGAACGCAACTTCCATCTTGTGGAATATTTGGACATGTTGATGGTGTTATGCATGTTCTGTAATATCTACTTCCAGATGGGCAAGTAGCATCATCTTTCACAAGTGTATAAGATCCATCTGATGGGTTATAACTATTGCATGTGTTACAGTCAACTGGAGTAGGTGTTGTTGGAGTTGGTGTAGGTGTAGAAGAACATGTTGTTGGTGCAGGTCTTGTAGATACTGTAGAACAGTCAATACTTGTTGCTCCTATTCCACTAAGCAAGTTTGTATATACTGAACAAGCCTCATTTATATTTGTTGTTAAAACATTGTTTGCATCAACTGTGTATGATTCTGAATATGGCTGACCATCAAGGCAATATGCAAGATAAACTGTTCCAGGGTTTACTGTTGGGGTTGATGGACATCCGCCACCATATCCAAGAAGAGCAACTATTTGCTCACTAGTTAACGATGGGTTGGTTGTTGTTCCAACAACTACAGTTGAACTTGCTGTCTGTGTTCCATATGCTCCACCTCGTATACCAACGCTTACTGGATCACAATAAGTATAAATGTTATATGTTCCTGGGGTTGGTGTTGGTGTTGGGGCTGGACTATTTATACAAGAAACACCCAAACTGGTATACAATGGAGAAGATGCTGTTCCCTGTACACATGTAAAGTTAGTTGCTCCATTTTGACTTAAACTATTTCCAATTCCAGCACATGCTTCATTTACTGATGTATATCCACCATAAGATATGTCCATACCAGAGTATCCGTTTATGTATCCACTGCTATCACAATATGCATAGGTTATGTAGATTGGTCCTGATGTTGGTGTTGGTGTTGGTGCTGGGGTTGGTGTTGGAGAAGCACCAGGAGTTGCAGCAAATGTTATTGATCCTGTAGAACTTTGATATCCAGCACGGGATGCAGTTATATATACTGTATAAGATTGGTCTGGTGTTAAACCGCTAATATTAAATTCTTCTGGAAATTCTGGATTCTGTGTTCCTAAAGAAGAAGAATAAGAATTACTATAGTCGTGATTGGTTATAGTAACATTTGCATAAACGGAACTAGGATAAACATTCCATCCCGTTGTATATGTAAGTGTTGGCGTTGGAAGCGTTGGCAATGTTGGTGTAGGTGTTGGCACTGGCACTGGCACTGGTACTGGTGTTGGGGCTGGAACTGGTACTGGTGTTGGAGTAGGTGTAGGTGTTGGAGTAGGTGTAGGTGTTGGAGTAGGTGTTGGTGTTGGGGTAGGAGTAGGTGTTGGGGTAGGAGTAGGTGTTGGGCTTACTATGTTAAGTAAATTTCCAAAAAAAAACCATGTATCTGGGCCTATCTTTGAAAGAGTTCCTTTTGAGTACTGACCATCCAAAGAACGAACATTTGATTTGCTATTAAGAAATACAGAAGAATCTTCTTCGGTAATTGTAGTTAGTGCTGTACCTATTTGAATTATATCAACAGAATAACCTACAGGAATTTGCACTGAAGAATTTTTTGGAAGAGTTAGAGTGTTTGGAGTAGAAGTAGATAGAAGAATAGTTTTTCCAACATCTTCTGCAGAGAGTGTAAAACTTTCTGTTTTTGTTATTACTGTTCCAGTGTTTGCAAGTGCTGGATACAAGTCAAATCTTAAATCTACAGAATTCCAATCAATACCATTTCCAGCAAGATCTGAGTATGCTGATGTTGCTCCATTAATACCATTGGTAACTGCTGTATCAACATATGCTTTTGTTGCTAGATTTGCAGTGTTAGCAATACCATGAACATCTGTAGTCTTTGCGCTGTGTGTTGCATCTGCATCTACAAGATTTTGAAGGTGTTTTGCAATAGATGGGTTTACTAGGTTTGCAGGATTTACATTTGCGCCATCATAGGCATATGATCCATAGTGATAAAGCCGTAGGGCTGCCTGAATATCTGCAGCATCTGAAAGACCAGGCACTTTGGTAGGAAAAAGCCCAGTGCCATTGACGGTATTATCAATATTTTCTGCTGCCACTATAGATCACCCTGTTTCATTATACCACCGTAATAAAGAGATGAACATATTTTGGACCAGACATTGCGACCCATTCTCCATCTAGATATTCTACACCCTCTATTTCAAGTGGTAGGGCAATAAATCCCTGAGTTGTATCTACTTCTTTTATAATTAAGTTTGTTGCTAACGGTCCAGCAGTTTCTGGTGATGAGATACTGTATTGAACGCTAAATCTTGACGAACTAATAGTTCCTTCTGCTAAATCATATATGCTTGCAAGATTTATAGGAGCAATTGTTAGTTTGCCATTTACTGGAGTTAAAGGACCTTTGGTTTCAGAATAAAAGTTTGACTTTAAACTTAGCATTGGTGTCCACTGTGACCCAGTTGCTGTTGCTACTCTTTGAAAAACAGTTTTGTATGTTGGTGATGATGGACTATAGTCAATTGCAATATCTAATGGCTGAATGTCTTGTACTATTGCCCTATGAACATTTACATCTTGCGGATTTCCAAGTGATCCAACAATAATACTTCCACGGTCACCTTGTGGACCAAAATCTAAATCAAGACTTATTGTTTCTGGTCCACCAAAAACAGTTAAATCATCATTTGATAATAGTATGTCTGCCAATGTTATGCTCCAGTTACCTGATCGGTAATTGTTATTTTACCAGTTAAGAGTGTATGAACTAGTGGATAAGATTCTGGGTTGCCTGCAATTCCTGCTGGTTTTACTACTTCTACGTCATAGACATATTCTGTTCCTGCAACTAGCGTTGTTGAATCTTGTGGCCTAATGGCACATCTTACATGTGTTCCGTCATCCCAAATTCTTGCATAACAATTTATTTTATTTGCAACTCCAGCAGTTCCTCTTGCTGTAGATATTGTAAATCTTGCACTATCATACGGAGAAACTGTGTCAACAACACCATCTATTGTGCTAGAAGAATCTGAGTCAATCTGATAAGATGACAAATTAAAAACCGTTCCATCGTTCTTTTTAGGGTAGATACGAAACTCAAAGGTGTCACCCTTGTAGTAGTTAAAATCATAAGTTGCTGGAAATGCCATGGTTTTATTATACCACGCTGACATATACAGAATTGAAAATTACTGAAGCATCAAAATCTGTCCTGATTTGAGGGATAGCACCATTGCCCCACATAGTAGTATCTTCTATAAAAATTTGCTGTGTTGCAGAAAGTACATAGGTTCCTTGATACTTAAATGATCCTATTAATTGAACAAATTCTTTGTCTTTGCTTGGAAAATAGGTTCTTAACCAAACCTCCGTATTTGATGTATAGGTAGTTAGTTCAAAGTTATAGGTTACAAATACCTGAGATCCTTCTTTTATACCGTGAAAGTTTAAAGCCCTTTGATTACTATTCCAAAGGCTTGTACATTCCGCAGGAAGATATGTTTCATTTTGTCTTTTTCCTTTAGTATCAAGAATAAGAGTTACCCATCCATCATCTCCTTGAGTAATACCCAACTTTATTGGTTTCTCTAGCATATTAGTGTATGATGCCCAGCCAGCCTGCTGACCAGCCGAGGATAAAGAACTTAATCCATCTTTCCCCGAAGGTCCTTGAGGACCTCTTGGCCCCTGCTTACCCTCTGGGCCTGGTTCTCCCTGTTTACCATCTTTTCCATCTCTGCCTGCAGGTCCTTGAGGCCCAACTGGTCCAGGAACTGGAAGAAAAGATAATGTATTTTCCGATGAAACACTAGTTTTATTTTGCTCAACTTGTGCAGCATAAGATGTTTTTTTTGCGCTAGGAAAATCCATGGATTTAGAAACTGCCATAGGAGCATTATCTCATATTATTCACAAATATAAGAAAATGACATATGAAATTTATCATTAGTATCTAAAATAAATGGAGAATTATGATCAAATGGCTCATCAAGTGCACTTGACTTTAAGTTCCAAACTGTCATACCAATACTTCCAGGGGATAAATGACCTTTAATACTATAATGATCAGTAGCACCATTGTTTGCATGATGAATTGATCCACCATAAACATCTGTATGGTACTTAGATTTTACTGGTAATGTTAAAGAATATTGACCAGTTCCAAAGTTAGTAACAGTAGTAAATAAAACATCTATTTGAACAGTTACCAAATTACCAATTTTAATATAAGAACCAGTTGCTGGTGTTCCAGTAAAAGTTAATCCAGTTCCAGACCAAACTGGATTATAAGAATTAATTTTTGTAGTAAGTCCTCCGACATCTCCGAAGGCGGGATGTGTAAAACGTGCCACTATGAACCACTTTCAAGACTTGTTCTTAGTAGTGCAAGTTTCATTTCGTTTATAGATGATATTGCATAAAGAACTTCATTACCAGGAAGTTCAAAAGATATAGAATGGTTTGGCATAATTCTAAAACCATAAGATGTTGCACTAACATCTTCTGCTCCAACATAAATATATCCAGAGTCATTTACGTTTTGAAGAGTTATGTCCATACCTGAATGCGAACCATTTGGTGTTAGTCTTAATGGCTGAGTATTACTCAAAGTATTTAGAGCATGATGTGTCATTTTTTACCTACCTTAAAAGTTTTATTTTTTATTCTAATTGCTGATGGAAGTTCTGGTCTTGGTGTTGAAACTTTAATTACTGCCATTACAGTGTCCCACTAACATCGCCAATAACCGAGATAGTTCCAATAACTGGAGTCCAAATTGTTGGTCCATCCATATTAACATTTGGTCCATCAATAGTTACCTGAAGATCAAACATTAGTTCAGCAACCATACTCTTATATCCACTGCCCCAAAGTTCTGTTATTGAGGCTGGAGCCATAATGTCGACATACCCTGCGCCAGGAGTTACCTCTAGTTCATCCAGGAAATCTGTTTTTGAATCATAACTTGTTGCTTTATAGGTCCAGTCAGAGGTATCAAAATATGTAGTTTCATCATCTTCTAAAAATTCAATACGAAGCGGAGAGGTATCTCCTCTGACTACATTCCATTTTATAGATACTGGATCTGCTCCAAACACCTCTGGGCCACACATACTCATAATCTTGATTATACCATGAAAATTGACTAATACCAAGGTTGGTGGGTATAGGACAAACCAAGGTATTAGCCAATAATAAATTATACCATAATAGACAAAAAGGACATGATATTAAAGTTTACCAAATTGTTACAATTGATAATGTCCGTTTTGTTACTTTTAAGATGAAATGCCAGGATTGGGATAGTGTATACTTAAATATATATAAGAAAAGAAATATCCTTATAGTTTTAAAAACTATCTTATATATAATATATAGGAGAAAAATGAGAAAAATAATTAATCGAATTAAGTTGTATTTTATCAAAAGAAAAAATAAAAATCAAAGATATATTTATTAAAATTAAATTTTGTTTTTTGATATATAGTCTATAAGTATATCGTACATATGGTCTAGTTTTCGACTCATGTCTTTTCTTTTTTCATCTGCCTCGTTAATACGATTTTCAAGCCTATTAACCTGGTCTTTTAGCGATGATCCAGAATTCGGTTTAAGTTCGCTTAAATAATGTTTTACAAGCCACTTGATTCCAAAAGAAATTGATGATACAATTGTTAAAATGGCTACAATTAACGAAGCCCAATCTTGTACGGTCATGAAAATATTATAAGGGGTATTTTAACAAAATGAAAACACACATACTTGAAACATTAGAGCATTCTAAGAATTTAATAATATCCCCTGATATGGATGGTTTTATGACCGCAAAATTAATAGAGCGTTTTAACGGTTCGCAAATAGTAGGTTCGTATGATAAAAATATTTTATGTCTCGCCGACGGGATCAATCCAGAAGAATGTTTGTTCGTCGATTGCGATATGAATAGACAAGAGTACGTATCTCTCGGTAATCATATGCGACTATTAAAAGACAATATGTCAGTTGAGTCATTCAATCCGAATGTACACTTCGGCGTAACAACATATAGTGACAAGTTTCCTTTCGCAACCGCTTTTTTAGTTTCGTTCGCAACAGAGGTTCAAACCTCCGACTCTGACCTCATACGCATGGCTTTTGCTGATTCAACTCTCAATAACATGGAGAAATACAGCGATAACATGCGAAACTGGTCAACACGGATGGATCATGATGCAGTAAAGTACATAATAGACAATTCGGACATTGCAAAAGCAAATGATGTGCAAGCAAGGTTTGATTATGTTGATCAAGCATTTGTATCAAAACGTTATGGCAAGGAAAGATATTTAGATACCCTAAATAAGGCCCTAGAAGCGCAGGGGATGAAGTTTAAACCACTAACTAGTGGTATCAAGTACATATGCGATAAAGTTGGCATAGAAACCCTTATAAGGTATAATAGAGATATAATCTCATATGCCGAGATATTTACAGGAGAATATTCTATTACTTACGACCAAGAAAAGGAATGGGTATGACAAAAGAAGAAGTTATTCAAACAATGATTGATACAGTAAATGTTTATAATATTAATTTAATGAAGCAAGCCAAGATGAGCGAAGATGAAATTACAAAAAATATTGACGGACAGTACCCCGCACTTCACTACATGTTTACTTTAATATATGATGATCTTGAAGTTAAGGATGCTTTTAAGTAAAATCTGAAAAAATTATTTGCCACAACTGCAGTTAGTACAGCAGGTTTCTGAAAATAATTTTACAGCAAGGTTTGGCTCTTCTGGTCGACCTAAGTCTTCCCAAAATTTTTCTCTGCCAATAGAATCGGTTTCGACTATAGGCTTTGATTCAAATTGGAAATTATCATCCCAAGCGTTTTCTAAGTTATCTAATATTCCCATTTAGATATTCTATCATAGTTTGTAGTATCTCCACATTATCATTTACTTGGCCAAGAACCCTATTGCAGTTTGAGCATAACAAACCTCTAATGCATTTACCACAGGATTTAGACCCAGAACAACATGCATGGTCGTGATCTACTGATAGGCGTTTTTTGTACTTTTCAGGTTCCCCGCAAATTTTACAAACCCCATTTTGGGATTTTTCCATATTCACATAGTCATCTCTTGTCAAACCATAATTTTTTAAATTTCCTATATGGCCAATGAGATTATCACACTCAATGCAATAGGTATAGGTTAGGTATTTGCCATTTTTCCTTAGTTTGGGAAAGTCTGTTTTGTCAAGATACCGTTCGCATTTTCGACAATGAATTTTTATACCCTGGAGTTTTCTAGGCATAACTCTTTTTGGATCATCTTCTGCTAGGTCATATTCTCTTACACAAACCTTACACCAGGGTTTTAGTCCATCTTGTGCTTTAGAGAATTTATGAAAATCAGATGTTTCTTTGTAGTTCTGACATTTTGTACATTGCTTTAAACCATCTTTATTGTATTGTACTCGTGTGTATTGTTTTCTCATAAATTAAGTATACCAGATTTCAGATTTGTTGTCAGATTTCTTATTTAGACAAAATTGGAATATTTTGTTCAGATGTACGATACATATTATAGAAAAATAAACACAAAAAAAATAGTGCGCCCATTAGGGACACACTAGATCATTTAGTTTATTTAATGACCCCCGCTTGCATAAGGGCTACATACCGCTTAGCAATTCTAATTGCCATAGGGTGAGGGGTAGGGCGTAGCGCACCTTTTTCCCATGTGGCAGGATACTTATTGTTAATTCGTTGAGCAACACGAATTGGTAATTCATACTTAGGGCGAGGTGCATAACCTGCAGCCTCTAAGCCAAATTCTTTAGCAATGTCAGAACGAATTTCGTTATAGTAGTTATTTAGTGTAGTCATTTTGACCACCTTTCTTTTTTAATTCTTATAGTAGTAATACTAGCATAGAAATGTCAAAAAGTCAAGTTTAGACACGGACAAATCGGACATTTTCTTTGTGATTTAGACCACATGACAAATCGGACATATTGGACACACGTCTGTCAAGTCGACACGCCGATAATGCTATGATCGTTACGGAAATGTTATAATTCCCCTAAAAATGTGATGTGATTCACAATCCCAATTGTTCTAAATGTCCGTTTTGTACCCCTCAATTTGTCAGACCCCTCTGCTACACTTGTAGGTATACAAGGTTGAAAAAGAAGTAAGCCCCTAAAAGAAAGGTAGTTTCTAAATGACTACACTAACAATTATCGAAGTATGTAAAACACATACACCTAATAAATCTGCTATCTCTATGGTAGGAGATGACCAATTCACTTTCTGTGAGGTCTGTGAAAATAACATAGAGCGTTGGTATAACGATACCGACCCAGAGCGTCTACCTATGTGGACAGATTGGAAAGTGTCTAAATGATAAAAGACTACATTGACCAAAATGAGTTTTATCTTATCAAAGATGAACAACATTTTTGCTGTGGCGAAAGCCAATTCGTCTATGTGTGTAAATCACATGGCGAACAAATGGATTGCTACTTTTGCGGTTTCGATTACTCTACAGATTGCGAGGAACAACACTAATGGCTACACTACTACGCCTTGACTCCGTATGTGGAAAGACACATACTTTTGTTGATGTCTATGACATAAACCTAAACCCTCATGGCTCTATCTGCTGTGATAATTGTCAATCAATCCTAATGTGCCGAGAGGCATGGGACTATCTCTATAAGGAGAATAACTAATGCCAGTATTTGAGTTTACCACTTTTATCAACATTGAGGCAGATAACTATGATGATGCAATTGATGTATTTGACTATAAACTAAAAACAGGAATAAACAGAAGCGATGTCTATGTCGCAGAAATTGAGGAACAGTAAATGACTAAATACAATGTGCTTATTTCTTATGTCGTAGAGGCAGAAGATGAAATGAGAGCGGTATTCGCTCTAAACAAATCACTCTATCCACTAAGTGAAAATGAATTAGAAAAGTTTAACGCTTTTCATGTTGAGGAGGTTCAATAATGGAAAAAGATTTATTCGGATTTGCTGATGCAATTAATTTGGATCATCTCAACTTAGAACAACTAAAAGAATTAGAAAAACTTTTAGAAAAAATAAAATAAAAAAACAATTTTGCAGAAATAAAAACTCTGCAAAAATTGCACGTGCAGAGTTATCCACAGGCTGTGTATAACTTATGTGGTATAAATCACATACGACACGCCGTGTTTGGGCTTGACTTTTTGAGTTTTGTGTGATAGTCTTACTACATAAGAAAAACTAAATAAAGGACAAATTGGCTAATGAGCCTAAGCAAATAAATGTGAGATAAATCACAGTGAGCCTTAGCAAATAAGTAGCCAAAATGTCAGACCCCTCTGATAGGATAGTCTTATCAAAATAAAGAAAGGAAGTCAAAATGACTTACACTATAACACTAGAAACCTTCAATGGTTCAACTAAAAAAATCGCTCTCCCTTCTCGTGGTGCGGTTGCTCAATTCATCTCAACTTATCCAAATCAACTCCCTGTTGGTGTTGCGGTAAAAGTATCTTGCGACGCTTTAGGCGTTAGCGGAACACTAAGAGGAAAGGCGGTTCTCTAATGATAAACTCCGTTCTAACAATTCCTTGTGATGAATGTAATTCAACAGGTCTAATCTTTTTTGGTAATGATTTTGACTATGATGTAGAAACCTGCTCTTGTGATTTTGGCAAAGAGCAAGACCTCAATTTTTTCAACAACTAAAAGAATAGGAAATAAAAATAATGACAAAAATAATTGAACACTCTCTAAAGTTTGTAACCGAGTTTGATGAAACTCACCCAATTTCTAAGCAAGCACTTGCTATTCCTCACTCAGATTTAGTGGCAATGCTTGAACAAATGCTAAAAGAATTAGTCGTGCCTGCACTTGGTCCAGTTATTGAGGAAATAAATAAAAATGGTTCTTATGCAATTCTAAAGGTGGCCGAATAATGATGACACGCAAAGACTATGTAGCAACTGCAGAAATTTTATCGTCTTATAAAGATTTAATCGCTGATGAATTTACTTTTCAAGATTTAGTAAATGATTTTGGTGCAATGTTTGAGGCAGATAATCCAAGATTTAATTTTGAAACTTTTAGAGAGGCTTGTGAAAAATGAATAGACTACTAACAACAATTGTTCAACTATTCTTAGCGGGAACTGTTTTTATTTTATTCCGCATGATGTTGCCAATGTTAAAAGAAGATTTGCAAGAAATAAAAAACGATTTGCAAAAGTAAATTGTGATCCTGAGCAAGATTCAAAACTGCTCAAATTTTGGACGTGGGACTTATCCACAGGCTGTGGAAAACCTTTAAGTACGATGTGAGATTTATCACATGGCTTGAGCGTCTCATTATTTAAGATTACTCGCTAGTAAGTTGATATTTTTTATCTAATAGGATAGACTTACATAGTAAGAAAAAATAAATAAAGAAAGTCTATTTATCTACGGCGTGTCTAACCGAAAATGTCAGACCCCTATGCTAAGATAGAATTATCAACAAAAAAGAAAGAGGTTGCCCAATGGCTACTAAACTATACACAATAGAAAACCTACTTGTAGGAAAAACTTATCGTTCTAACTCTCGCCACTTTGAGGGTGAAATTGTATCTGCCCGACCTGCTCACCCAGCAATTTGGTATGGAGAAAATACCGAAGCATACCTAATTGAGATAAACTATAAAGGTTCTATCCGAAATAAATTTGCGACTATCGCAGTAAAGGTTGGTGAATAATAATGGCTAGTGTTATTGACCAAAACGAATTTTATTGGATTTGGGATTTATCTTTCTTGTGTTGCGATGAAGTCCAATTTCGCTACCAATGTAAAGCGCATAGCGAACTTATGGGTTGCTACTTTTGCGAATTTGATTACTCAAAAGAATGTGAGTGTGCCGAATAATGGGATACATAGAAATTTTTAGAATGAACGAAAGTGGTGCGGGTTGGGTTGATTTCTCAGACGCAACACCAGACGAATTGCTTACACTTGAAATTGGTTTATTTCAAGAAGGCGCACTATTTACTACTAAGGAGAATGACTAATGGACATAATGAATAAATGGGAGCCTTCCCTAACTAAAGAGGAATGTAATAATAAAGAATTAGGGAATTGCTATTGTGGGGAGTGTGAATAATGGACTATGAATACCTAGTAACTTGCCAGTATGATTTTGAGGAGAGCCCTCACTGGAAACAACGCTATGAAAATGAATTTGGTGCGTGGGAAAGTTTTTTCCGATTTACTGATTGGGGAATGGCTAATGAATACTCAACAGTGAATATTTACACACCAACAGGAAAGTGTTACACTAAAGTATTCTATCGAGATGGAAGGGTTCAGGTAAAAGCATAATGCCACTATACGAATTTACTACTTTCATAACTATTGAGGCTGATAGTGAAGAAGATGCCGTCCGTTGGTTCGACTATAAAACAGAAGATTTAGAAACCTATGTCGCAGAAATTGAGGAGAAATAATAATGGGAAGCATAACAGCACTAGGAATACAGGATACAGTATTGGATTTAGAAACTCAGATTCTTTATCACCTAAAAGGTAATCACTATCCACCCGTCCCCGCAGAAATGGTAAAACCTTGTATCGAGGCTATTGACGCATACTATGATGAGGACTATGACCGAATGATTGCTATGCCAATGGTTGGCGACTTTCAGATTCTCTATAAGGGAATGACTCACGCACCTGCGAGGGCTATCATAAGCCAGCACCACTTGGAATTTTGGCTACCAGAGTGGGAGGACTAGAATGTCTGATACAATGATTTCTATGGAATTGATCCACGCAGATAACTTAACACCAGATCAATTAATGATTGGTGATTTAATTAAAATTGGTGACGACATTCTTGAAGTAAAATTTATTGAAAGTGATTCTACTGGAGATAACTACGACATACAAACTGAAAACGAATTTGGTGAAACAGAATTTACACAGTATAGTTATACTGATTTAATTCCGTTGTATGTTTTTATTCAAGAAGAATAATAAAAATATTTTTATGCACTTCCCCGCATAAAAATGCACGTCCCGCAGTCTGGCGTGTCGTGATCTATGTGAGATTGATCACATTAAGCAGATTTGACATTTTCCCCCGATTTATGATAAGATTATTTTATGAAAAAAACACCAGAGGAATTACGCAGGCTTATGGAATTGCGCCGTAGCAACGCTGCCTCTGCTGTGCCTTCTAAAAAGGCATATACTCGCAAGGGTAGAAAATGTCAGTCTGAAATGCTACAATTAAAATATAAAAACTACTAAGAAAGGTCGTGCCCCCATGACATTCGAAAACGATGAATTCTATGATGAATTCTATGCAACAATATGCCCTTCGTGCAATGAAAATTCAATAGATGAGCATGATGAAAAGTGTGGCTCATGCATGCTAGATGAATTGGCTGAAACCTACAATGAGGATATTGCTCTAGAAATGAGCCTTGGCCTTGACTACTAATACACTTAAACTAAAACGCTCCAATGATAGAAAGGTGGCTAACCTTGTCACAAAAAATGGAAAGCAAGCCGCAATTGCCAACACATTCGGACTACCCGCAGGAAAAAACTATTCATGTCCTGGCGCTACGAGTGTCTGCGAAACTGTTTGCTATGCTGGCAAATTGGAAAAAATATTCCCAGGAGTAAAAACTAATTTACTTCATAACTGGGACCTACTTAAAGACGCAGATCTTCAGACTATGTACACTTTACTTTCTGAGATGATTGCAGAATTTAAAACTGATTGTGTAAAGAAAGACGCACCTATGCTATTCCGTATCCACTGGGACGGAGATTTCTTTAGCGATGAGTACGCACACGCATGGCGTATGGTTATTGAAGAACAACCAGACATTCAATTCTGGGTATACACACGAGTAAAGTCTGCAGCGCTTATTCTTAAGGATGTATCTAACCTATCACTTTATTTTAGTACTGATAGTGAAAATGTAAAAACTGGTGTTGACTTAAAAAATCAAAACGGTATTCGTCTTGCATACCTTGCTAAGAATTTTGCAATAGGCCAAGCAGATATGAAAGAAATGATTGGCAAGCCTGGTGCTAAGTGTCCAGAAAATGCAAAACGCATTCCACTAATTAGCAATGCAGGCTCCGCTTGTGTTTCTTGCTCACTTTGTGTATACTCTAAAGCAGACATAGTTTTTTCTGCAACTAAGAAATGAGTTAAAGTGAGTAATACACAAATTATTTTTTTCTTTTGGTGTTTAGTTCTTTTATTTTTTCTGCAATGATCGCAATGTGGGCACGTCCGCAAAATCTAATTTGTCAAGTTACGACACGCTTTTAAGATGTGATTAAGGACACACCCAAAATCCTCCCCTGAATTGGTATTTTTGACATTTTTCTGCTAAAATTATAATGTAGGAAAAACCCCCACAACAGAAAGGCAAGACCCAAAATGACACTTCACGGATACACTTACCAAATTGGTGATTTATTCACAACAAGTAAGACAGGCGTTACAGGTCGTATCGCAGGTTTTACACCAATGTCTAATAAGGTTACTAGAGTTAGTCTGGTTTTGGCAAATGGCTCACGCCGTTTGGCTATGGTCAAGACAAGCAAGTAATCTCACATTGTGAGAAATGTCAGAAATGGATTTGACATTTTTATCCCCAAAATGTTATACTTAGGTATAACCAAATAACAACCCCTAACAGAAAAGGAAATAAACAAATGGCAGTAAATACAGCACTATACAAGGTCGGCGACACTTTCACAACACAGAAGTCAAAGATTACAGGAACTATCTTGGAAATCAACCCACAGGCTAATGGTAATGTTCGTGTAAAGTTAGATGTAGATGGCAAGGCTCGCTACACAACTTGGACAGCAAAGTAATTTAGCAAACGCTAAAAGTCCTGAGCAAGACTACTAAAACTGCTCAACACAACCCCCAACTAACAGAAAAGGAAAAGACCCAATGGCAAGAAACGGAAAATCTATCAGCGTAAAAATCGCTACACCTAAAGTAATCAAGGCACTAGAAGCCCGTCTAGCAGAACTAGAAAAGAACTACAAGACACAAGGCGAGAACGAGGCAAAGTATCAGAAAGCCCGTGAGAAGTGGCAAAAGGAAATCGGTAAGTGGGCTATGGCTAACTTTGCTAAGGCAGAGAACCTACGCACTAACTATCGTTCTTGGAACAAAACCCTAAATGTGGATTTTGACCTCATTGTAAATGAAAGTGATTTCCCTGCTGAACCTGAAAAGGATTTTGAGGTAATTCATACTCACCAATACAATGAAATGAAAGAGGAAATCACGAACGCAATTCGTATCCTCAAAATGACAGATGAGGAAGTTGTAAATACTTCCACATACAACGCTATTGCTCGTTATCTATAAATAACAGCAACCACCTGAGTAAGTGGCTAAACTGCTCCCCGCAATCCCCCTGCGTTCAAGGCAGAGTTTCTGCGAAAGTCCCCTGGGGGATCATAAACGGGTATTTGACAAATGTCAGCCCTGTGCCCTATAATTAAATAAATACCTAAAGAAAGAAGGAAGCCCCCATGGGATTAGATATGTATCTTAGTGCTAAGAAGCACATGGAAAAAATTGACTGGAAAGCGCTAAGAGATAATGAGGAATTATCTTATTCATCACCTGAAGCCGTTTATCCTAAGTTTAATGATTTAATGGAACTAACGCAACTAAGTGATGTTGCTACAGATATCTATGGCGCAAGCGTAGAGGTTACCTGTGCCTACTGGCGCAAGGCTAATCAAATTCACAAATGGTTTGTCGATAATGTACAACAAGGTGAAGATGATTGTGATAACTACTATGTTTCACAAGATAAATTAATAGAGTTGCTTGCAATATGTAAGCATGCATTAGAAACTAAGGACCCTAGCCTGCTACCGCCGCAATCAGGATTTTTCTTTGGCAGTACAGATATTGATGAATGGTATTGGAAAGATTTAGAAAATACTATTAGTCAGTTAGAGCGTATCTTTGCTTTACCTGAAGTAGATAAATTATCATTCTACTACACTTCCTCTTGGTAGGGGAAGTTAGTAGGATCCAAAATTGACAATTGTCAGCGGTACCTAGTACAATTAATAGTAACAACTAACAGAAAGAGGGCCCCCATGGACCAGCAAGAAACAGCAGTAAAGATAGTAAACGCAACAGAAGACTTTCTTAAGTCAGAAATTGAAAAGAAAGACCAACGCATTCATCAACTAGAAGAGCACATTCAAAAAGTAACACAGCGCTCATATGCAGATTCTGCAGACCGTAACCGTATCACAGAGGCCATGCAAGAGTGGACCTTGGAGCAATTGGACGAAGGGTCTCTTACAGAATCACAGGCCGAAGAGATTGCAGAAATTATTGGCTTTGAGTTAACAAAAGAATTCGAAGTTGAAGTAACTGTAATGTACTCAGTCACTGTTAATGCTCGCACTGAGGAAGAAGCACAGAATGCAATTCATGATATTGATTTTGATTCTGTTTCTTATAACGACGATTCAATTTCTTATCTGTCATCCTCAATTGACAGAATAGATATTTAGTAGGGGGCTACTAATAAACCTGAGCATGTTTTAAAACTGCTCCTTTTTCCCCAAAAAAATGCACGTGGGGTTTATCCACAGGGTTATCCACATGATCAAGATCACATTGTGAATTACGACACAGTTACGAAATGTCCGAATTATCCCATGTTTAACTATCCCGATTTGTATTTGTCAGCCTATCCTGCTATACTTGAAATTCAACAACAAAAAGGAGAAAAACTCATGGCACATGACCTAGAAACACAAAACGGAAAAACATCTTTTGCTTCTTTCCGTGAACCTGCTTGGCATGGATTGGGAACTGTCTTCACAGAAGAAAAAACAACTGCAGAAATGCTAGAGGCTGCAAACCTCAATGGTTGGAATGTTCGTCTGGAAGATTTAGAAACCCCCTCACATCTAACAAGCGACAAGAACTACCAGTATGTTCTTCGCACTAACCCTACTGATAAAACACAAACTGACATTCTTGGTGTCGTTGGTGAGCGTTATCATGTTTTGCAGAATGAAGATTTATTCTCATTCGGTGATAACATTCTAGACGGCGGAGGTCGTTGGGAAACTGCTGGCTCAATCAAGGGTGGTCGTGTTGTATTCGGTGCTCTTGCATTAGAGCGTGAAACAATTCTAGACCCTAGCGGTGTTGCAGATAAGGTAAAAACTTATTTGCTCATCAACACATCACACGATGGCTCAATCGCAATTCAGGCTTCAATCACACCAGTGCGTGTTGTCTGCGCTAATACTCTCAACCTTGCTCTTGGTGGCGTAGGTCGTAAGAAAAATAAGGGTATCAAGCAATCTTTCAAGATACGCCATACACAAACTGCAAATGGCAAAGTGCAGATTGCTCGTGAAACTCTTGGGCTTGCTAACACTTACATGGACGAATTCGATAAAATGGCTAAGGCTATGATTGAGAAGGAAGTTTCTGCTAAGCAATTCAATGACATCATTCTTGCTGCATACGCTAAGCCTGAAAAGGACGCTAAGGGTGCTTTCAAGAAATGGGAAAATAAAGTTGATACTATCAACGACATCTACACTGGCGAATTCAATGGAATGATTGCTGGTAATGCGTGGGGTGCTTTCAATGCACTTACTGAACGCCTTGATTGGTATCGCACTGCTCGTGGTGGTTCTAACGAGTCAATCCTCGCAAGTGCAAGTGGTTTTGACCCTGCTATCAACGCAGAAAAAAATCGTTTGCTAAAAGTTGTGCAAAATGTAATGCAGATTGCATAAATAAAAAATTTCCTGAGCATGAAATAAAACTGCTCCACTGGTCCGTTAGAATAGTTGGTTAGTTCGCTACCCTGTCACGGTAGAGGTCACGGGTTCAAGTCCCGTACGGATCGCAATTAATAAATATGCATTGCAGTGCATAAAAAATCCACGTGAGTACAAACCAGACAATTCGGACATATCAAAAATGTCAAACCAAAAAATCTTTACGAAGACCATTATTGATCTCCCAAAATGTCAAACCTAAAAATCTTTACGATAGA